TTGTCCTTTCCCACTTACTTCGTTCTCTTATATTCTCAAGCTCATAAAAGCCATCCAACTTATTCCAAAAATGTTTAGGCAAGTAATCATAAAACTCATTTACTCCCATGCCTAACTGTCCAAAAGCAATCCTTTCTAATTTCTGCCAAGTAAGAGCCTCTATTTCTTCTTGGCTTTCTGCTTTTTTCCAGTATTACCTCCCATTTGTTCAGCCAATATTTCCATAGCTTTTCCAATACTATCAAAATCACCATCTATTAAATCAGCTAAATCATCAACACTTAAATCACAATCTTGCTTTGCAGCTCTATGTCCATCTTCAATGCCACAATATATTAAAGTCAATGCATCATCTAATGTCATGTCTACTCCAAGTTTATCTAAATCTTGCAATGATGTATTTGTTTTAGATGAATATTTTCTCAATGCATTAAAACCAAATTTAATTGGTAATTTTTCTTTATTTATTTCTATAAAAGTATAATTCATTTTTTGTTTAGTTTAGTAAGGATTGGAGCAATGGTACTAAACAAAAGTACCAAAGCTCCTCACCTAAGTTATTATATTACTTGATCTAATACACCAGTTCCCTCAATAGAAAGAGAATAAGTTGCAGTATCTTCTGTTCCACCAGTTATGCTAACAGATGTTATAAAACCAGTTCCAGTATAACTTACATCAGTTGCACCAACAGTATTACCAAAAATAAAAGATACTGGAGTTCTTGCGTTTAAAATATTAGTTTCCAATACATCATCAACACCATTTGCTAATGCTCCACCAGATCCTGTCCATGCATAAGCTCCATCAATATCAATTGAAAAATCTCTTAATCCTTCTAAGATTTCTTTAAATCCTCCAGATTCTTTATTTGTAATTTCTCTCGGTGAATGATTTACATTCAACGTACAGTTTTGAGCAAATGCAACAAGATTAGTTGTTCCAGAGCTATAAACTTTTATATCAGTTCCATTTAAAATAGCCATTTTTTTTCTTTTTTATATTAATTAATTATTTTCTTTAGCATCTTTTACCTTGCTTTTTTCTTTTTTTTCTTTTTTTTCTTCATTAATAAAACCATCACTTTTTAAATAAGCAATAATTTCTTCATTTTTTATTTCTAATTCAGTACCAGCAAAATTCATTTTGCCTCCATACCGAAAATTTTTACTTAATTTTATTTTCATATTATTTTTTTTTAACTTGTTGGATTAATTTGTCTAATTTCAAAATCTAAAGCCTTTCTATAAATTCCAGCATCACCACTTGTATCATCAAAAATATCATTATAACTTTGAAATTGACTTGATTGTATTTGTTCACCTCCATATGTTCCCTCATTAATTCTATCCATTGCAATTCTAATCTTCTGAGCTAAATCAGATGCTTGCGAATAAGTTTCGCTATAACAAGAAATCATCACATCATTTGTATCTAATGTTGATGCTCCATCTTTTGTATCATTTGGTTGAACTCCATTAACATCATAAATAATAAAAGGAAATGTTGTTGTTTGTGGAGCAACATTTGGAAATATTCTTGTGCCAACTAAATCACTAATATTAGTTGTAGTTGATAATATATTATATATTGCTTTTCCTATTTCCATTTTATCTACCTAAAACACCATATTTTTTTGTTCTGTTAGTATGGCTTTTTATTAATTTACCCATTATATTACCACCGTCTTTTACAGAATTAGAAACCATTATTCCTTTTGTTTGTTGATAAGCTGGCTGCATAAATGCTTGATTACCTTTTTTTGCTGGTGCATTACCCCCAAACATTACCTCTCCCCCATATTCAATCCAAGCACCATAAAATCCGGATTTACTATATATTTTTTTTCTATTTGCTCCTTTATAATCTTTATCCCTTTTAGCAAACCTACCTTTTACTCTTGGTCCAACATAACCCCCATGTCCTCTTCTACTTGCTTTTGTTCTAAAATATCCAATACTATTAGCTAATTGTCCAGTTTTTTTTGGTGCTAATGATTGTGCTTTATCAACTAAAGGTTTTGAGTTTTCTTTCCAAAAAGCATTCCAAATTTTATCATCAGATAATTGCTTTGGCAAATCCCTAAACATTTGTTGTAATTCATGTAATCCCAAAACCTCTAAACTATTATTCTGTCTAAATAATGCCATTAATCTTTATTTTCACAAATTATTTCTAAAAAAGCTTCCCTTCCTTCTATTTGATTTATAACTTTTGGAAAATAATATTTACTATCATAAGTTAATCTTGATTGTAAAGACAAATTACTCATGTCTAAATTTCTAATATACACATGAAGTTTTGTCATTCCAGTTATTTTATCTGATTCATCCAATTTTTCTGTTCCTCCTTTCCATTCTATTGCTGCCCAAACTGTTCTAAATGGACTATAAGACCTTGTTCTCTCTCCATAACCATTTGGTGATGGGGTGTCTAGGTTTTCAATTAAAACTCTTCTATCTAGTTCGCCAATTGTCATCCTACTATCTGCACTTTATATGTATCTAATAACCATTTAACATTAAGAGGAAGCTCCGTTGCTATCCTACCTACTACAACACTATTTCTGTTTTGGTAGAAATTTCCTATTGTTAAAAGAATAGCTTGTTTTATAATCTCTGGCACATCACTTGCAGAACTACCATAACCAACAGTATATCTTGCTAAAACAGCATCATTTCTACTTGTAATCTTTGGAAAACTTTGATTGTCAGCTAATTGTATTTGTGATGGCTCATAATTTAATTGAGTATTATAAACAGTTGCACTTAATGTTTGCAAGCTATTATCACTATCATAATATTTAACATAAGCAACAGCACTTACTTTACTTTTAAATAAAGTTTGTAAATCAGCAAAACTACTTGCATATTGTTCAATAACTGTATCAATAAAAAATCTATTTGTGTACTCTTCACTCAATTGTGTTGCAGCTTTTATAATAGATGTGATATAAGTATCATCAGCAGTTGTGTCAACTTTTAAATGAGATTTAGCCTCCGTTAAAGAAACTGGATAAGCAGATGCTGGAGTAATTACTTGATATGTTTTCATATTATTTAGTTATAAAAAAAGGGATGATGGTAATTCCACCACCCCTTTTAATAAATTAATTATTATTTACTATCCTTCAATTAAGTTAGCAAATGCTGTAGAATTTTGAACAGCAGCACCATCTACTAAAGATGTTACAATTAATCTTGGTACTCCAATACCTCCATAAGTATAAGGATCAAATAATAGATCTAAACCACCAAACTGTGCAATGTGTACTTTAGAGAAATCTCCATAAAGAACATGTCCTTTAGCAGAAGCTCCAGAGGCAGCAACATTTGAACTAACAAAAGCAAACATTCCATTAACCGTTTTGTCTCTCATATCATAAGCAGCTGACACATTAGAAACCATTGGAGATGATTTAATATCAGCATAAGCATCGCCATCCATTAAATAAGCCATTCTAGCTCCTTCGTAAGTTCCTTTGTTATCAATATACTTATTATCTAGTGCAGATGCAGTAGTACCGCTAAAAGCACCAGTAGAACCAGCAGCAGCAGCAGCAAATATAGAAGCGGGCGCGTTTGAAACGTTTCCAGTATCTAATAAAGCAGTTTCTAAATAGGAAGCAATACTTGCTGCCATATTTCTTTGTAAAGCAGCTTCTAATGATGTATTTTGAATCATTGATTCTTGAGATACGTTTACAATAGAAATAATTTTATTTGGAGTTAAAGTTACATTAGTAGTAGCTCCAGTTCCATCAGCTTCCGATCCTCCTGTTTCAGGTTGCCAAGCAGAAGTAATTCCTCCAATAACAGGAAGTTTCATGTTTTCTACTCCAAAATATGTGTTAGCTCCAGCAGATGCTAATACAAGATTTGATTGCAATTGATCAGTAAAGCTCATTGTTCTTACTGAATTTTGATTTGTAGTGTCTACATAATCTTGTGCTCTTGTTAATACAGAAGCAGGTATTGCTACACCTCTATAATTTTGGCCAGTGTATCTTGCTTTACTTCTAGCTTCCTGGTCCATTTCTTTATAAATACCAGATAATTCACCAGTATAAGCAGCTCTTACAGCTCCCTGAAAAGTAAATTTATCTAAGTCTTTATCTTCTTTTGTTGAAACCACTCCAGAAACAACAGCAGCATTTCTTTTGATAGTTTCCATTTTTTCAGCTCTTTCTATTTTAGCATCAAGATTATCAACCTCCGTTAATAACCCATCAACTTGGCTGTTTTCTTCAGAATTAAGATCTCTTTCCTCAGTTGTTGCAACATCCTTAATGTTTTCCAACTGAGTAATAATGTCTGATCTCTCTTCTTTTAATACGATCGATGTTTTCATTTTTAATTATTTTAATTTATTTTCTCTTTTTTAATTCAATATTTAATGAGACAAGAGATCCCCTCACTAAATTGTTTTCTTCTTTTTCCTGGTCTATAATTTCATTCAAAGTCTTTTCTACTAATTTTTCCTGGTATTCTTTTAATCCCCTTTTTGCAACTAACAAATCAGATTCAGCTTGATTGTATGCTGGGTATGTAACAGGCGATACATCATACAAACGATCTATTTTTTTAATAGTTCTAATGTTATTTCCTTCTTCATCTGTATACCAATCATCCTCCGCAACAGTAAAAGCAAAAGAGGATTGCGATATATCGCCCCGCTTCATTGAAACACCTAAATTTTTTGCATAAGATAAATCGTTGTCTAAATCAAATTCATATCTTAATCCTTTTTCATCTGCATATAATTTCAAAGTGCCAGAAGTATTTCTTGCAAGTATTAGATTAGGATCATGATTTATTAAAGCTCGCACATCAGATCTTTGTATTAATTCCTCAGAAAAAGCGTCTTTTTCAATATATTCATAAAAACCACCTAAATCATTAGATCTTGAATTATACACACTAGCATACCCAACAACAACATCTTTTCCCTCTTCCGTTGAATCCACTCTTGTTTCTACATTAAATATTCTTTTTTCCATTTTTATTTTTTTTATGATGTAATATCTTCATTAACATCTGTTCCTATTTTTTCTATTGTTGTCATGTTCATTTGCATAAAATGTTTATCACCCCCATCAATAGAATTTAAATTTTCTTTTTGTCTTACCTCATTAATAGACATATATCCGTTAGTTATTGCTGTTTTGTACGCGTCCGTTCTAGATTTAACATCACCCCTTAACAAACCATTTACATTAAACTCAACAAATGTTTTTCCAAGCTCATTTGTTCTAAATAATTTTAAATTCATTTCCTGTTCAATTCGTGTTATATATGGCATTAAGGTATATGTAACAAATTCCTGACTTTGCATTTCTATATTATTAAAACTAGATTTACTTAAATCTTTTAACAAATGTGGCGGTACATTAAAAATACGAGCAACTTCTTCTATAGAAAACTGTCTGCTACTTAAAAACTGAGCCTGTTCGGGGCTAATAGATATTGGCTTAAATGTTAATCCTTCTTCTAATACTATTGTTGAATTACTATTTTTAAGTTTTCCATAATTATTATTAAAACTTGTTTTTAATCTTTGCAATGCTGTATCACTTAAAGCACGATCAGTTTGTAAAATAGAACTTGGTTTTGCACCATTAGAAAAAAACGTGGAGCCAAACTCTTCTAAGCTATTTCCCCATTTTAATGCATTTGCACATTGATCAATTGGACTAATACCGGTTACCCCATCATCAGTTAATGTTTTAAAATGTAAAACATCTTCTGAATCTAAAACGCCACTTTCTGATCCTTTGTTACTGTTTACAAATTGATAAAATAATTCGTTGTTATTTACAACCACCGTTACACTTTCAGGGTCTAAACAAATTAATTGAATAGGGGTCCCCGCGTTATTTCTTAAAATTTTAACATAAGCATTTCCAGTTGTGCATATACTTAGCATTATAAATTCAAAAAATGTTATTTTGTTTTGATAATAGTTTGGCTTAAATTTAACCAAATTATAAATTGGACTTTTTGTATCTTCTACCTTATCACCATTTTGTTGTTTTGAATAAACTGAAACGGGTAATGACGAAACAGATTCTGCCAGTAACCTTATTGCACACCAAACAGATGTAAGAGTTAATGCCCTGTCAGTATCAAAAACATTTGCTTGCGGAAATATAGTATTAAGAGATAAATCTCTTTTTTGTGTTTTAGCTGGAATGAAAACGTTCGTAATCCTTTCGAGTAATGTCAATGTAATTTTTTTTATTATACACTAATAATTACACAATTATAATATTATTTATACTATTAAAAAAACAATATTAATCATACTTTTTAACATAATTTATAAAACTACTAATTCCCTTTTATCATAAACACTATCCCCCATGTCAGTAGTTAAATGACATCCCAATGCCATGATTAAAGCAACCACCGGATCTATTTTTTCTTTTGATTTGTTTTTGGCCACCTTTATATTTCCTGCCGGATCTTCTTGCAATTGCACATTACTCATACACCAATTCATGCAGGGATTGTTGTTGTGTATAATATTTTTTGACAATATTTCAGCTTCTAAAGTTTTAGTTGGCATAGACATAGAAACAAAACCTTGTCCAAACGGATCCATATTAGCACCATCATTTTGCAGATCAATAACTAACTGAGAAGCATTCCATCTATCATAACAAACGGATTGTATTCTGTATCTTTTACTTAGCTCATTTATTTTAGATCTTATAAAATTATAATCAGCCACATCACCACTTGTTGCATACATATGTCCATCCCTTAACCATGAAACATAATCCACTCCATCTCTTTCACTTCTTTTTTTTGCATTTTCTTCTGGTATAAAAATATAAGGAATAAAAACAAACTTACCATCTACATTAAACAATAATACAAAAGCAGTTAAATCTCTCGTAGATGCTAAGTCAAGCCCACCCCAACATTCTTTACCTTCCAATATTGAGTAATCAAAATCCTTATGACAAGCATCCCATTCCCCCGATGTAAGCCAAGCACTATGTGAATCAGTCCATTGATTAAGCATTAATCTTCTAAATGTGTTTTGATAGGATGGAACATCAATAGCCCTTTGACTTTCACGTTCCATATATTCTTTTCTTAAGCTTATCCCATAATTTGGATTTGCTTTAATCCAAGTAGTTTCCAAAGTTATGTCATCATCTTTTTCAGCTTCATAAATAACAGTGTAAAAAGAATCATCACTTACCGTTCCCTCCTTTACTTTTTTTGCATAAGAATATATCTCATAACAAATAGATTGCTTATCATAACCAGCTGTTGTAATTGCAATTGTTAAAGGTTGTCTTCTTGATCCAGTTGATGTTGTTAATGTGTCCCATAAATCCCTATTTGGCTGTGTATGTAATTCGTCAAAAATAATACAATTAGCATTAAAACCATGTTTAGTTTTAGAATCGGAACTTATAGCTTGATAAAAATTACCTTTAGATTCATTAACAATAGAATTTCTAAACACATTTGCTCTTTCAGATAACTCCGCACTTTGCAATATCATCCCCTTTGCTATTTCAAAAACAATCCCAGCCTGTGCTCTATCCCCCGCAGCACTATAAACTTCACTTCCCCTTTCACTATCAGAAAACAACATATACAACCCAATAGCTGCACAAAGGGTAGATTTACCATTTTTTCTAGGTACTTCAATAAATACTGTTCTATATTTTCTAAGATTTGTTTCTTTATTTTTCCATCCAAATATATCACCAACAATTTTGCTTTGCCACTCTTCTAATTTTAAAGGCTTTCCAGTAAGCTCCCCTTTTGTATGTGTTACAAATGTCTCAATAAAACCAATAGCTTTATTTGCAGCATCTTTATCAAAATAAAAATTAGTCAAAGTAATTATTTATTTGAGTGTTGTTTGTTGTTACGGGAGCGGATATATTAGCTCTTGCAACGGGAGTTAATCCAAATTGAGTTGCTAATTTTAATGCATTATTTAAAGCATCATTTTTCATTTTAACATATGGCTTTGCTTGACTTCTGAGTATATCACCATTAGTGTTTTTAAAAACATCCACTCTTCCATTTTTTCTAAGTTCTGATTCACATTCAATATATAAAGCCATTTCATTGCAATAACTTTCAATCAATCTAAGGTCGATGTGATGCAGCATTTTTAAATTAAACAACTGCGATGTTACTTTATACCATTCCTCAACACCAATTGTGGATAATAATTCCGGCGCTTCTGGTAATCTATCAACCAAATCTACTTCCATCTCGTTATCTAATATTCTATCCGCTCTTGCAGTTCCTTGCATTTCCTTCATAACGGTTGGAGTTTTTTTTCTACCTTTTCCCATTATTTTTTTGTTAAGGAAGGTTCCGTTCTTATTAACGTTGGAAAGCCACCAAATTCTTTTTCAACCTCTACCATGTATTTTCCACATTTACATTTAGCTTCCCTTGTTCTAATTTTAGAATCTACAATTTCCAAAGTAGCTTTTTCTATTTTTTTTTGAACCTTACATTTTTTACAATAATATATAAACATAATATTTAATTTAAATTTTTATTAGACCTAGATATCCAATTTTGACATTGATAGCAAAATATGGCATCAACGTCTTCC